CAAATCAAAGAAAACTAACTATTATGGCCGCTCTTTTTGAACGCTCTCAGGTTGGCAAGCGCGAAGACCTTGCTGATTACATCTCCCTCGTTGACGCTAAGGATACCCCTATCGTCTCCATGGCCCCCAAGGGCAACAAGCCCGGTAATACCCTGCTTCAGTGGCAGGCTGACAACATGCCCGCTGCGGTGACCACTGGTTCGGTTGACGGTGAGGACGTGTCCAGCTACGAAAACCTGAACAGTGGTCGCGCTATCATCAGCAATTACATTCAGGTGTTTCAGCGTGCAATTCGTGTGTCTCCCCTTGCGGTTGATGTCTCGGTTGTCGCCGGTCTGCGTGACGAACTCGCTGGCATGGTCGCCAAGGGCATCAAGCTCCTGAAGCGCGACATGGAAGCCACGGTTTCCAGCAACAACGACGCCCAGGCGGATAACGGCACTGTCCCTTACCTGACCAAAGCCCTTGGCACTTGGATCAGCACCAGCGGCGGTTCCACCCTTCAGGTTCCCTCCGCTTACCGCACTCCTTCTGCCAGCATCGCCACCACGGCGACCGCTAGCCTGACGGAAACCAACATCCAGGCCGTGCTGACCTCCATTTACGGCCAGACCGGCACCTTCAAGGAATATGATGGCGTTGTCGGCACCAACCTGAAGCGGGCCTTCAGCAACCTGCTCTTCACCACCACGCTTTCCAGCACATCCACTGTTGGAGTCACCGGAGCCGGTGGCACTGCCATCCGCACCTTCAGCCGCGATGCCAACAGCGATGCCTACATCGCCAGCGTTGACATCTTTGAAGGTGACTTCGGTCGCATCAAGCTGCATCCTTCCCTGTTCATGCCGGACGCCGATAACGGTTATGTCCTGGACATGGAGCTTCTGGAACTTCGTTACACGAACCTTCCAGAAGTGACGGAACTTCCTGATGCTGGTGGTGGTCCCGCCCGCCTTATCAAGGCCGTTGCCGGTCTTGTGGTGAAGAATCCGCTGGGCCTTGGCAAGTTTGCCCCTGCCTAATCTAGCATCCCCGTAACAAACTCCGCCATCACCCTATGATTGAAAACATCCCTGAAGAGCTTCACAGCGACATGCTGAAAGAGTTCAAGACTGGATGGAATTTCAGAAAGGTGATGGCGGAGGCACGGGCGCAACAGGTTGGAAAGGTTAACAACCTTGAACACCGTAGTCTTGACGGAATCGGCAGGCTACGTATGCGAGTTGACCCAGACTCGTATCACTATTGGGGTCAACGTCTCGGATATGACTGCTGGAAAGACCCGACTTTCCTCAACGAATACGAGAAAAACAACCCTTACTGCAAAGTGAACTCCAAAGGAACCAAGATGCAGTTCGGATTCGCTTCCGAACCTTCCGGTTCCCGCCATGTTAAGTTTCGCAAGGTCTTTGCGTGAGAACGATCAACTTCAGTGAAATCCTTTACAGGGCGGTGACGCTCTGCGGTCTTGACCGTAGCGCTATCCAGGACAGCACCTTTCGCATGGTGCGTGACTTTGCATCCCAGCGAATTGCCCACATCTGGGAACAGGAATCCTGGCCTGATATTGTCAGGGTTGCTGAAATGACCACGACCACGGATTCCGAAGGCGTGGATTACATCAACCTGACAAGCAGCATTGGCGATGTGCTTCAGGTCTATTCGCTCAACCCTAAAGTGACCGCTAGGGCGGTGCCGGTGGCATACTACCTGGACGATGACGGCAGCAATCGCCGTATCATCATCATGGATGGCACGACTCCTGTCTGGGTTGAGTATCGCCAGCCTAAGCCAGACCTGTTTGGCGAGCCTTACAGCGCTAATTCAACGTATTCTGTTGGTGCCCAGGTGTATTTTGACACAGGCACAGGAACAGGCAGCTACCTGCCGTCTACGACTGCCGCTTCTGCTGGCAATTTTTACACCTGCACGACGCAAACAACCCAGGGCCAGTCTCCGACCTCGACACCAGGAAGCTGGTCAATCGTGAAGATCCCATATTTCTGCGGTGATTATGTCACCAAGGCTGTATTCAGCGACTATCTCAGGACAGAAGGCCAGATTGACAATGCCACCATGGCTGAAGCTGAAGCTGAAAACGTCAAAATGCTGCAAGTTGACCGTATCCTTCGCTCTGAAGGCCAGGTTCGCAGGATCAACATGATTTCAACCTATTAACCCATGAATCAAAACGTCCAAATCTCAGGTCATAGCGGTGCCGCTCTTGGTGTCGTGGTGGAAACCGGCACGACAGCCGTGACTGGAAAGTTCTTCGCTCTTCAGATGCTCAGTGATTGCGAATTTAGCACGCTGACTGAAAACGGCAAGTCAGGCGATGCCATGACCGGTTTCACCATCCCTGCTGGAACGATCCTCTACAACGGCCTTGGCTTTACTGCCTTTACGCTGACCAGCGGCAAAGTTCGTGCATACAAAATGCAGTGAACGGTGTCTTCCTAGCTCTGACCATTGGCAGGCCATCTTCTAAGGTTGGCGAAGGAGTTTTGACGCCTCCGACAGTTGCGCCCGTTCTGACGGTTAGCGCAGACTTTAGTAGTTATGATGCCCTTCTTCAATGGACTACAAGCGACAAGACTGGAAGCTCAGGATTTGGATACAACATCTATCGTTTTATTGATGGCGCTGGGCCAGCTTTTGTTGCCACAGTTGGCAACGTGCTTTTTTACACAAACAGCAATCCTGGAGCATCTGGTCAACTATACGAATACTTTGTCATACCAAAAAACGACGCTGGTGAAGGGCCAAGCAGCAACACGGCATCAGTAATCCTTCCAGGTGTAATATGATCGGACTAAGCCTCAGCATTGGACTTACCTTCAACTCAGCGCAATTCAGCGCAGGAGGTGGAGGAGGAACGCCGACTGGTGACTGGATTCTAGCGGCTGGACTCTGGGATGATCTTGGAGTATGGAGGGATGACCAAAACTGGATTGATTAATTATGCCAATTTCAACGATCATTAATGGTGAAGATGGAGCTTCGGTAAGATCGAAGTTAAACAGCGTCATTGGCGAAGTTAATTCGCTTGGTGGTGCTGCGACGCTTGATGTCGGAACAACTACCGGGACAGTTTGCGCTGGTGATGATTCCAGGCTGACTAACTCCAGGACACCAACCGCACATGCTTCTACGCACGTCAATGGCACCGATGACATTCAGAGTGCAACGGCATCGCAGAAAGGTCTAATGACCTCGGCTTATGCCTCCAAGCTGGATGGCATCGAGGCTGCTGCGGATGTGACAGATGCTGGAAATGTCGGAAGCTCAATTCACGGAGCTACGGCTAAAACGACGCCCGTGGATGCCGATACGGTGCCGCTGATTGACAGCGAAGCATCTAACGTCCTGAAAAAAGTCACCTGGGCGAATATCAAAGCCACGCTCAAGACCTACTTCGACACGGTTTATCAAGCCGCAGGTTCTTACCTGACATCGGGCGGAGCACTTGGCACGCCATCGAGCGGCACGCTTACCAACTGCACAGGACTGCCATTGAGCACTGGTGTCACAGGCGATCTGCCTCTTGCCAATCTTGCTCAATCGTCCGCAGCATCCCGTCTCCTTGGCCGTGGTTCTGCTTCTGGCGCAGGTGACTTCCAAGAAATCAGCCTTGGCAGCGGGTTGTCCATGAGTGGCACAACGCTTTCCTCGACTGCCAGCGGAGGAGGCAAGATTCTGCAAGTCGTTCAGGCGACCAAGACGGACACCGCAAGTGTCACAGGGTCGAGCTTTTCCAGCGTGTTTACGGCGAGCATCACGCCAAGCTCCGCAAGCTCCAAGGTTCTTGTGATGGCGTTTCTGTCAGTGGGTGGAGCGACCAGCAACTACCCAAATATTCGTCTGACAAAATCCAGCACGGTGCTTTTGCAGGGCGACACGGCAGGAAGCCGAACAAGGGTCACTGCCATGGGGAACCCTGGCGTGGCTGGGGCCATGAATGCGCTGACGATCAACTATCTGGACAGCCCGGCTTCCACATCGGCGCTGACATACGAAATCGAGCTTGCCAGTCACTCAACAGGCGCGGTTTACCTCAACCGCTCTGGCACGGACACGGACGGTGCCACCATCTCCCGCGCTGCATCAACCCTTATCCTCATGGAGGTCGGAGCCTAAACATGAACGTCCCTTCCCACAACCTTGCTGAAGCCGTTGCACTTGCCTGCCCAGGCGCATCCTTTAAGCTCGACCCTGAAACCTATGAAGGGCTTGTCATGCTGGACGGCACGCCAAAGCCTAGCGAGGCAGCGATTGAAGCCGCTTGGGTAAACAGGCCATCTCCTGTATCTGAACCAGTTCGGGTTACACTCGCTGCTCTCAAGATCGTCCTTGGCTATAACCTTTGCGTCCAGATCGGTGCCTGGATCAATTCGATTCAAGATGTCGAGGAGAAGTTTAGAGCCATGACTTGGTGGAAGGAGTCATCTACAGTTCGCCGCAATCATCCCACTGTCGAAACCTTCCGGCAGGCAATGGATAAGACCCAAGAAGAGGTTGACGCCTGGTTTACAGCAGCCAAAGCTATTGACGAGCAATGAGCAATCTTGTGAAGATCAATTCAGCTTGGTTAACTGTTGTCTTGTCGGCAATCAGCACGGCTGCATATATTACCTGGCTTGCAAGTGCCAAGGCTTCAGCGATTGAAGATGCTCAGAAGGATATTGTTGAACTGCAAGGCTCTGACAAACAACAAAGTGCCATTCTAAATCGTCTTGATGAAAGAACGGTGATGATCCTCGAAACACTAAAATCCATCGCAAAGAAATAACCCATGAAAACCCTACTCTCCAAACTCCGCGAGAAATCCACCTGGCTCGGCATTGCCACGATCCTGACCGCTTTTGGCGTTCCTCTTCCTCCCGAGATTGCCAACGTGGTCGGTGAGCTTGTGCAGGCTGCTGCCGGTGTTGCTCTAGTCGCTATCACTCCGAAAAAGTGACTCAATACGGCATCAAACGCATTCAGGAAAAGATTGGCACCGAGCCTGACGGCTTCTGGGGGCCGAAGTCCATTGCTGCATGTCAGCAATACCTGCGCAGCCTGATGCCGGCACTCAACCCTTGGCCGAAAAGCGACCAGAAAAGCCTGACTGCTTTTTATGGGCAGGCTGGCGACGATTCCCAGCTTGCAGTCCTGGATGTTTCCGGCCTTGGTGTGAAATATGAGGGGATGGCAGTTCATAGCATTAGATGCCACAAGAAGGTTGCCGCCTCGCTTAAACGTGTCCTGCAAAGCCTCAAAGAGACGAATCCTGATGTCCTGGCTGAATATGCTGGCTGTTACAATAACCGCTCGATGAGAGGCGGAAGCCTGCCCAGCTTGCACGCCAGAGGTGCCGCCATTGACCTGATGCCAGACCAGAACGCCAACCATACGCCATGGCCTAGTGCAGCAACAATGCCACTGGAAGTCATGGAAGCATTCGCCAGGGAAGGCTGGCTTTCTGCTGGCGCATTCTGGGGCAGGGATGCCATGCACTTCCAGGCTACGTCTTGAACCAGCGTAAATTTAGAGCACGTTAGCCAATGCCGAACAGCCCTTATTTAACTGATGGTGACTCTGGATTCATCGGCATGGCAAGCCGTGATAATCCAGTCAACATTCAGCCAGGATTCGTCCAGTATGCGAAAAACATGCGAATGGACAGGGGGAATGCTGCCGTCAGGTCTGGGTGCCGTGATTTGACGCTTCCTAGCATGGTGACGGGCAATGTCAGCTTTCGCACCAGTTGCACATTCTTAGACACAGCAGGAACAGAATACATCATCCTGGTTGCTTCTGACGGTCTTTACACCTACAACACCAGCACAGGAAACACATCTTCAAAATACGATTTCCCTTCGAGGACGATCAGCGGAACAACCTACAAGGCAGACATTGACGCAAGTGACCCCTGCGATGTTTTCCAAGCCGCTGACAAGGTCTATATCTTGCGAGGATACAGCCGTAACAGTATTTTTGACATCAGTAATGGTGGAAGCACAATCTCTAGGACATCGACAACAGTTACAGCAGACTTCCAGGGAACAGTTCATGGATACAGCGTAGGTGATGAAATCATCATCTATGTTCCTGGTCATCAGGATATGTCAGGTTCCTATTTTGTCGAAAGCGTTCCTTCGGCAACCACTTTGACCTATGTCACAACAACATCGAGCAGCAAAAGCGCATCTTCATTTATTTGTGTCGAAGCAAAGGCACCGCTGGTCTGGAATGGCAGCACGGTCAGCGTAGTCGAGCAGGCTACGGCAACGCAATATCCGTATCTTGAAGGAGGTGATGATGTTTGTATGCCTCCTGCTGACTTTGGAATGTATTTCCAGGGTCGCATCGTGCTTTGTGTAAGCCGAGATGAGATTGCAGCCTCGAACTACTACGAGCCAAACGTCTTTGACGTAACCCTTGACCAGTTCAAGATCAACACTGGCGCAAATGATTACATCGTTGGTTTCACGCCATTTCAGGAGGACAAGTTTCTCATCTTCCAACGGAACAGCATTTATTATGCGTATCTGCCGCCTCCTGCCATTGCTGCCAGCATTGACCGTGGCATCAGTGCTGATTCGTTCATCCAGACGTTAACCGCTCAGTTTGGGTGCTCTGCAAGGCGCTCAATCCAGCTTGCAGGCCAGCAGGTGTTCTTCCTGTCTGACCGTGGCATTTATCAGCTTTCACATACGCTAGACCTCAAGCTCATTGGCGATCAAAGACCGCTTTCTGAGCCTATCAGCGACATCATCAACAAGATCAATGCAACAGCATCAAGCGCATCGTGCGGATTGTTCTGGAATAACAGATATTATCTGGCCGTTCCTCTGGACTCTAGCACTACGAACAACTCCATTCTGGTTTATTCTCTGCTGAATCAAGCCTGGGAATCTGTGGACACTTACCCCGTCCAGATGCATCCCAAAAACCTAGTGCAGGCTTTGTTTGAGAACAGCAAACGCATGTATGCAGTCTGCCTGAACAACTATTTCCTCCTCGAACAGGAAGATATTGACTTTGTGAACGATGGCACTGGAACGCCGATCCTGGGGACTGCACAGCTAAATTCAACATCTCCTGGAACATCTGCCGTATTCACTGAAGGGTCAGCAAGCATTCCTATGGACGGGCAGCTTTTGACCCGCAGGTTCAACTTCAAGACCTTTGATGAGAAGCGTTTCAGCGGGCTGCAATCTGACTTTGTGCTGTCCGCAGGTGATGACGTTACCGTTTCCGCAGTTGTTACCAATCCAGATTCAACGACTCAGCTTATTCGCTTTGAATCAGCAGCAAATGAGGACAAAACACTGAGAACTAGGATTGCCAAACGTGGCTATTCCGTTGACCTTCTTTTCCAAAGCAACGCAGGCAGGCCGGTCTTGCGTTCTTATGCACTTGACGCTACTGTTTCCGGCAGGAATCTCGTAACCGCTGAATAATCATGGCAAGACTTCAATCGGGCGTTTCGCCTTTCACCACTGGACAGACGCTTACGGCATCTGACCTTAACAACCATGTCACAGGAGCATCGCCGCTTCCTGACTTCATCAACCTTCAGACAGGTCTGACGATTCCTGCATCAGACGATGAGTTTCTGATCAACGATGTCAACGGTTCGGCAGTTAAGAAGATCACCTTGGCAAACATTGCCGCCAACCTTCCCGACTCGACAGTTTCATCTTTGACGGTCAGCACAAACGCCACGATTACTGGCAATGCCACAATCAACGGCAACACAGTCATTGGTGATGCCAGCACAGACACAGTTACGGTCAATGCTGCTTCCTCCTTTGGTGCTTCTGCCACGTTCAACAAGCCTGCTGCATTCAATGACAATGCGACGCTTGGCAAAGCTGTGGTTACAGCAACATATTCAAGGGCAACAACCACCGTCACTGTTACCAAGACTGACCATGGGTTGACCACCGGGAACACTCGTTGGTTTAACTTTCAGAACAACACTCCGCTGTCTGGGTCGTATTCAGTCAACGTCACTGCATCGAACACGTTCACGATCACCGTGGTGGACAGTGGTGCGACATCAGGAAACATCTCCTGGTATGAAACGACGACTACCATCCAATCAACCCTAGCAGGACCAATCCAGGGCGATGTGACTATCAATGTGCCGCAGGTGAATGTTGCCAACGGCGACCAGTTTCTGATCAAGGATTCCTCAGACTCGAACAAGCTCAAGACGGTTCCCTTCGTTGCCCTGCCTCGTCTTTATGGACTTGTATCAATCAAACCGACCGAGACAACAACTGTTGGAGCAACTGTTTCACGCTCTTCAGGCAGTGGAACCGCAACAATTACCAAATCAAGTCATGGTCTGCGTGTTGGGGATGTGCTTTACCTTAAGCTGACCGGCACTGGCACGCTTGCGAATGGTTGGTATGATGTGAAATCTGTTCCAACGTCCAGCACGTTTACCATTCAGACAGCTAGCACAACCGCACTTTCCAGCGTTACCCTTGAGTGGTATTCGTTGGCTGTTGATAATGCAATCGGAATCGTCTCTGCATTCAAGGAATCAACCAATGGAGCAGATGTCATTTTTAACCTTGAAACGCCATTTGTTCTGGAAAACTATGTCATTATCGCAACTTTCTCCCGCACTGATGGCATAGGATACGGAGCAACATGCTGCAACCTCATCGGTGCCACCGGTTTTGACAGAACTCAAAAGCAATTCAGTATCACTGCAAACTACACTTCCAGCGCTGAACCTGATGGATTAATTAATTTCGTGCTCTTCGGTGACATCTGATGAAACCATGGCAAAAAGCTGCTTCCTGGTTCTCTAGGTTCTCTGAAGGAGACACCTTTGAGCAGCTTCTTGCAGAGTATTTCAAGAATGGATATGTCTGGTCTAGTCCGCTTTCTTTCATGCTCTTCCGCCCTGTTTTCTGGGATGGAAAGGACATTTACCTGGAAACTGACAACCATAATGCCTGGTTCCTTCATCTTGCCGCAGGCGATATGCAGGATATGTTCAGGGCGGCACCGTTTCCGCTTGAATTTCTGGTGTTTCAGAGGCACGGGCAGGACACCTTTCGTGCATACAGGTTTAAAACTCTACAATCTAAAATAAATGGGATCGAAAGCTAAGTCTCCAAAAGTGCCATCATACTCGGCACAGATGATTTCTGCCCTGAATGCGCAGGCCAAAATTGCGCCTAAACTGATTGCTCTTGAACGGCAATATCAACCAGAGTTCACGTCTCTTCAGCTTCAGGGGATGCAAAATGCCCTGTTCGGCACTGATGAGCAGCAAGGATACCTTCAAACCCTGCAACAGCTTGCTCCTGAATATCGCAAGTTCGAAGCTGAGGATACAGCCGCCCTTCGAGCAGAGGAGCTTAAACAGCTTGGGCAGTTTGCTCCTGACTATGTTCAATCCTACCGGCAGGCAGCAGGTTCGCAGGGGTTGCTTTCCGGTCTGCAATCTCAGGCCCAGCAGGAGCTTGCAGCCGGTGCCGGTCTGACGCCCGAAGAAACCAGACAGGCACAGCAGGCCAGCCGAGCAGCGTTTGCTGGCCGAGGACTTGGCCTGACCAACAGGGCAATCGGTGCTGAAATCCTGAATCAGTATGGACTAGGCCAGGAAAGGCTTCAGCAGCGCAGGCAGTTTGCCGGACAAACGGCAGCACAGCTTGAGCAGTCTGGAATGCCTCAATACTACCAGTCCATGATGGGCGGCGGAAGTCTGCAAAGCCTCATGGGCCTGTCAGGAGCAGCCGAGCAGTATAGTGGCAGCGGCTTCTTCAACCCTGAATCACAGATGGCCATGGACATCTCAGCGCAAAAGAGTCAGGGTAAGGCTGCTGCTAGTGCTGCGAATGCTGCCAATAAGAGCGCCATGATCGGAGCTGGTGCCGGTGCTGTTGCTGTGGTTGGTGCGGTGCTGATCTAATGGACAAGCTATCACAGACAAAAGCCCTCATTGAACGAGGCTTCAAAGCCTTCCCGAATGGCCTGATTTGCTGGTCAGGCGGGAAAGACAGCATGGCGCTGCTTCATATTATGCGGAGCATGGGGATCAATCTGCCGTTGATCTTCTTCCGTGAGCCTTGGCAACCCTGGAAATACGAGTTCCATGACCGGCTCATTCGAGACTGGCAGCTTCTAGTTCACACCTGGCATCCCCAGGAGTCGGCGTTTCAGCAGGCCGGTGACGAGTTTGAAGTGCAGAACCTTTACCAGGTCAACGGCACGAAGCTGACATGTCCCACGGGCATTGTTGAGCCTGTTGCAGATGCTCCTTCAACTTGTGCTCTCGACATTCTGCACCGGCCAAAGCAGGCTTTGCTGGAAATGCAGCCTTTCCAGGCGCTCTGGATCGGCCACAAGGGCTGTGATTCAGACCCTATTCTAGGAGGTGACGCAGGAACCAGGATCGAGGCTAGATTCGTCCCTGGGCAAGCCACCATGCTGTTTCCGCTTCGTGACTGGACTCATGCTGACGTTTGGGAATACCTGGAAAGCAACGGTGTCCCATACGACAAAGGACGCTATGAAAAGACAGGATCAGGATGGCAGGAGAAGCAGGACAAGAAACATAATGTTGACTATGTTCATGCTTGCACTCGTTGCCTTGATAGGCGCGAAAATGCAGCTAAGTTTGTGGCGTGTCCGAAACTAGGCATGACCGTTGAAAACATCTCTCACATGGTGCCTTGGGCCAACCAGGAAAAAATCAGTTACATGAAGGACTAAATACTATGCAATCACCCTTTGGAGCTTATCGAGGCGGTTATAACGCAATGCCAGAAGGCTATATGGACGCTTGGCTGAGTGTTGGCAAAAACTATGCTGATGCAATCACTAATGTCGCTGGAACAATAGCTGGAGGTGTTACAGCAAGTCGTGACGCTAAAATACTGCAAGAACAAGGTCGGCAGTCTGCACCGACCAACATGTCACAATATCAGCAGCTTGCACAAGCCACTGGTCAGCAGGTTGACCCGACTATTCTTCAGCGATACCAAGGGCTTGGAGAGATGAGCGGGCCGCAGATACAGCAGTTCAACAAGGATATTCAGGCCGCACAACAGCAGGCCATTGCACTTGCCAACATCCAGCGTCAACAGCAGCAGTTCCAGTTGCAGCAGCAGGCTGCGCAGAGGGCTATGCAGCAGCAGGCTTTGCAGCAGCAGGGTTCTTATATTGACCAGATGCTTAATTCCCGCAGTATGCCGAGCCTGAACCTTCCTCAAGATGGTGGCGGGATTAATCCAATACTGTTTCCTTCATACGGCAGGTAATTTACATAATTATGGCAATGCCTCTTTCACCTGAAGCTCTGAGCTATTATGCTCAGATGGGAATCCCTGTTCCACAGCAGGCGCAACCTGATATTTCTGCCTATGCTCCGCAGCCTGTTCAGCTACAGATGCAGCAGAGGTTGCAGCCATCACCGCAACGCATGGAATACGCTAATCTTGTCGAGCAGCGTTTCCAGGAGCTTGCCAATATGGTTGGAGGAGTTGAGAACCTGGCTAGAACTGGCAGGATTGATAAAGCCAGGCAGGCGGCTGCTGAAGATATTGCCATGCTTTATGGCCCTGCTCCTGCGATTGAGAAGCCAGCAGAACCGCTTCAGACCTTTGAAATGGGCGGTAAAACCTTTGCTCGTGGTGGCATCTTTGGTTCACAGGTTGAAGATGTGACTCCTGTAAAGCCAGAGGAACCCAAGCCCTCTGAAGCCATGAATACAGTGGTCAAAAAGTCCGCTGACTTCATCTCCACGATTGACCCCATGCTTGGTCAGCTTGAGTCAGCTATTGCACAGACTGAAGATCCCTCGATTGATCCGGCAACAAGGCTTTCAAGCGCTAGAACGATTGGAAAGCTGATTAACTCATTGCAGGTTGGCAGTCCTGATGCTGTTGGCGCTGAAGAAGCTCGTTCTTTGATGTCCGAGCTAAATGAAAACATCCTGAATCCAAAAGGATTTGTTACAACTGAAACCGTCTTTGGCACGAATCTACCAAGGTTTACGGAGAAGATGAAACTGCTTCGTGACCGTGTTGCAGAGCAATACAACAAGCAGCGTGAACGAGTTGTTAAGGCTGATCCAATGCTTCAGGAGTTCTTTCAGCCTCGTGAATTGTTTGTCCCTAAACCTGCCGCTGGACAAGCACAGCAAGGTCAGCCAATGAATCAAGCACAGCCAGCAGCAGCGCCACAGAAAAGGGTTTTCGTTCCAGGTAAAGGCTTTCAATAATATGCCAATCACAGTTTCTCTTCCGTCACGAAACGTCGAGCTTGAATTTCCCGACTCCATGACGGAGCAGGAGATTCAGTCAGCCATCGAAAAGGAATACCCTCGATCTGGCGAGGATGTTGCATACGAGGTTGAGCAGGCCAAAAATACTTCCATCGAAGGCGGAAACCTGGTGAATCCGTTCCTGGATATGCCCAGGGATGATTATGTCCTGTATCGTCAGCATCTTGCCAACAAGAAAACGAGCCTTGGTGATGCTCTTGGCATCGCTGGTGATGTCTTTGGAAACATCGTTAGTGAGGTTGGCGGTTCGCTTGCTGCAACTGGCGAAGCCGCTCTTGCCGGTCAGTTTGGGCCTGCTGCTCAATCTGCTGGAGAAGGCATCGTTGCTGGAACTGTTGGACTTGCCGATATTGCCAGCAAAGTGCTTGAACCTGCTCAGAAGATTCCCAGCAAGGAAGAGTTTCTGAAATCCACCAAAGACCAGCCAGCGGAAACCATCGCTGACGAGACTTTCCCGTTCTCTTTTGGCCGCAAGCAGGTGCCAAACACCGAAGAGGACTACAATACGCTGATTGATCGTGAAAAGCAGCGTGATGCTGATGCTGTTAACAGGATTTATGCCATTGAATCAACTCTTCGCGGTGCTCCAATCGAGGAGATTGCCAGAGGGGCGCAATATATTGATCCAACAATGCTGGCAAGTCTAGGAAGCTCTGCGCTTGCCAAGTTCGCAGGCCAAAGCCTGTTTAAAACTGCCGCCACAACTGGCATTAAAAGCACCACAAAAGGTGCAGCAGCACAGACTGCGCTGCGAGGCATTGAGAAGGCTGCAAAAGGCGTTGAAACTGCTGCTTCGCTTCCTGGAAAGGTTGTTCAGGGTGTCAAGAATGTTGCGGAAAACGTAGCTCCTGGCACTGGCGCAGCTATGCAGGGAGGGGCAGTTGCAACGGCTCTTATGTCTGATGCCGGACTAACTGCTGGCGTTCTTGGTGGCGCTACAACGGCAGAAAAAGCCGCTGAAGTAGCTGGCGCTGCTGCCCGTGCTGCCCGTCAGGAGGCTTCCAGAGTTGGACTGTTGGAACGAGCCGCACAAGATGCCACCATCTCACCGGCTGCGCAAAAACTAGCCGCTGGCCTGGCCCAGATTCAACCTGCCATTTCAGCAGCAGGAAGGGTATCTGCTCAAGCTCTGAAGGAAGCTGGTGCTGGCGCTGCCGTTGGTGCCGGTCTTGGCTACCTGGCCGAACGTAACATCGAAGGTGCCGCTGCTGGGGCCGGCGCTGGTGCTGCAATCGGCGGCATGTCGGGATCACTCCGAAGCAGCTTCGATCTTGGCAAAGAAGTCCTTGGCTACTCGACAAGCAGAACGCAGCAGAAGGCCATTGGCGATTTGAACTCCTTCCTGGGTGAGCGTCCAGACATTGAGCAGGCTGCATGGGGAACTACGCTGAACAGGCTTGTTCAACAGGTTGGACCAGAAAAAGCAGCATCGCAAATTGAC